CCACCCTGGCGTGTTCTCTGTCCATCGGGATATTTGTGGGAGATCGATTTCATCTCCAAGTGTAACGACAGAATCGGGCCGATACGCTTTAATAAAACTTGCAACATTTTTAACAGCTACTGGATCGTGATAGGGAACTTGTAAGTCTGGAACTACTACAGTTCTTTTCATTCATCCTCATCGTCATACCAGTCTGGCTCTGGGATATTTGGGTTGATAGGCGATGGAAGTATCCATTCAGGATAAGCCTGTTTCTCTACAATAATGGCAAGTGCCAAATCAACATCGAAGCCTGCGCGGCGTAATGCACGATACATTTCATGCACTCCGATAGCCCACGCATCTAACTTGGAATAGCCTTCATCCACAAGCTTGTTAGTTGCTTTTCTTGCCATGAGATAAGTGTCACCTCTCTAGAAGAGTTATTATTGTTTCGACACGCCCTTCAAGTCGATTCAATCTGTCATTCATCGATGAACCGCCATTTGGTTTTAGTTCATTTAAGTAATGCTTTACTAACCAGCGGATTGATCCAACAAAGCCAGTAACGATTGAGATAACTGCAACTGCGAGAGCTGCCCAGTTAAGGGCAGTCATTACTTCTGAATGCCTAAACCTGAGTCGTTAGGATTTAACCAACGAATAACTGGTGGCAAGCATGATGAAAGTCCGGCAGCAAGTAATGCCTTTGGCTCTGTCACACCAGCTGCTGCAAGTGTTAATACTGCTACTAAAAATGCTCTAGCCCATGAGCCTGCTGCTGTTTTAAGGTCTTTCATTTGTTGTTGCTCCTAGCATCGGGATGTCGAACCAGCGACCATTCTGATCGCCTTCTTTAGTGAATGAAATGTGGATGTGATGATCGTGGCGATTAATCCCATCATAAGTACGCCAGTTCCAAGATTTCTTAGAGGAAGCGATCTTGCCTGCATAGATGATGTAAGAAATTCTTTTCTCACCTGCTTTGGCGCATAGGCGTATTTGGTCGGCAAGATAAGCACCTGTGCTGGGGCGTGTGTCGAAATCCTTATCCACATCAATAGCCCTGACGATTCCGTTAGACGGATCGGGATTGTGGTCACTTGGACGACTGGCGTGAGCGGCATCGCCTATCCAACCATCAGACTTTCTATCGCGGTCTGGAAAGGAATCATCAATCTGCTCACGAAGTTGTTGCCCTGCTTTACAGAGTAGCGGCTTCATCAAGACTCTTTAGATATGCCTGATAATCAGAGTTAGCAGGGTCAGATGGAATAGACAACATATGACCATCGCCTAAGTCTGCGTTAATTGTTGTGCCACCTGTTGGTGTTTCAATAACTGTGTAAATGGGTTTCATTACAACTCCGATGTGAAGGCTAGGTAGGCAGAAGCATTATTGGCAAAAACATATCCTGCTTGTCCAGCAGTACCTGATGCTTCAGAGTTATTGTAGATAGCAACTCCTGTGGCATTGGCTTGGTCAAGCGTAAAACTGTTAAAAGTATCAGTACCGCCATTGCGGACAAATGAATAATAGTTAGTGCCAGTTACTTGGTCTATTGCTGGTGATGTTCTCATAGTTACTGGAAATGGCACATAGGCATTTAAAGATGAAGCGCTGTAATAAAATGCAGACATAAGCGCAGCGTTTACAACTCCATTAGTAAGTTTGTAGTAATACCTTTGGCAAGCAGCCAATTCACCTTGGATAGTTCCACCTGCACGGCTAAAGGTAGTTGGAGTGCTGCCCAATTCAACCTGCACTCCTGTGATTTCGTAATAATCTGCTGCTCCTGCCGTACCCACAGGCGTAAAGTCTGTGTATATTCCCATTTCGGTAGTAGCCGCTGCAATAGTGGCTGTTCCGCTAAATCGTTGCCACGTTGTTGTAAGTGTTGGAGTAAGTGTTATAGGAATAGCCTGAGCAACATATCCTGTAAGTAAAACATTTTGGTCTGTTCCTGTACCAGTTCTTAGGCTGATAGATATTTGACTGGATGCTCCTGAAAAGTTTGCGCCCTTGCGAGCATAAAAAGAAAAGGTAACCGCTTTACCAGCCATAGGTATTGAATTAACTGACTCTAAACTATTGCCCGAATAGATAGTAGTAGTAGACGTATTCCCTGAGTCCCGTGATACACGGGTGCAATACTGGATGCTTGGTAAGTTAGTCGTATCATTTGTTACTTGTCTAGATACTGTGCTGCCTGCAACTGCTCGGTAATACTGCCAGCGGTCTGCGGTGTAAGTTCCTGTACTTGGTACAAAAGATGTGCCGCGTTGCCATATATCCATACCGCCGTTAATGATGGCATTTTTACCTGCTTGGTAAGAGAGTGTGCTGCTAGTAAGCAGGTTGATAGTGCCAGTAATATCATTGACATCCGATGCGGAATAGACATCTCCATCCGCATAAGTCGTTTTCAGTGGAAATCCGACAGCCATTAGCACACCTCTTTCATAGGGTCAATTCTAGTACATAACATCGAGCAAAGCCTCCTGGGTCGCTAGTGTGGTACTCCATGTGTTAGGGGTGATGTTGTGAGCAATTCCCTGCACTTGGAGTTTCTTCTGAATAGTCGATCCACCAGGTTGCTCATTAGTGATGTCTACTGTGTTAAAGAAGTCAAGGCTAAGAGCTGCTGTAATGCCTGCTGAATATGATGGGGTCATTAAATCTAAGGTAATTGTTTCAATGCGGATAGAAGTTTCTTTACGAGAATCGACATAGGCCGTTGCAAGGCTTAAAGCTACTGGGTCTGTCTGCATCAGCATATCTGTAGCTGTAATAGATCGTGTGAAGTATTGAGCAATCGATGTGGCATCTGAATAAGTCTGTGCTGTGCCACCAATTCGGGTCACAGTTGCTTTGTTCACGATTGTCTTGTCATCGAGTGCAAAAGTAATTCCTGCATAACTAATGCCGCCAGTTTGATTAAATACTGTTGGAGATGCGGCCTGTGCATCATAGACATATTGGCGACCCTTGAAGGTTGCTACGCCATTCTCATCGATGTAGAACGCGCCCTGCTCTGTAAACTCAGCAGTCTGTATTGCTTCTAAGACTGTGCGAGTTGTGCCAGGATCAACGACACAAGTGGTTGCACCTGTGCCAATGCTAGTAAATGCTGGTGGCCAAGCAATCATGGTCAAGATAGATTGAACGCGCTGCGCCGTTGTCTGACCTGCTGTGCCCCCTGTAACTGTGGTGACATTGGAGTTATACATCAAGCGAAATGCGTCATAGCAGATAAAGGTCACATAGCCTGTTTCTTGACCTGTGGGATATGTGTAGCGATATTCGGTGATGTAGCCGCCAAATAAGCCATAGGTAACGCCGCCATAGATAGCAGATGCCTGTATCTTCCTAAGTGGCTGTAATAGCCCGTAGTAGGGGCTGGCGGTGTTCTGTGGGTTGAAGTCACCATCTGGATCAACGACTCTGATAGTTGCTGAGCCTGACTCGTAATTATCTTGAAGAAGGTTGCGACCTCTTCGAGTAGAGATGTTAAGAGTGCTGGTAGAAACATCGACAATTACAGGAACGCTAGAAGCTAGTTCAGCAAAACCTAATTGTGAAGTGCCTAAGATAAAAGGATTTCCGAAGGATGCTCCACCAGAAAGGTTTATCTTGACAGATATTGTTGCTGGTAATGCCATTATCTAAACGCTGTCGTATAGGAGATTGGGATTCCAGAAGCCTGATTGTTGTAGATACCCTGAGTAATTGCTGACACTAGATCGCGCTCTGTGGTAACTGAGCCTGCAACATTGACTTGGATGTTAGTTGTAGCAGCTTCGGCTTGTCTAAATGTGCCTGCGCCAAATCCCATAGATACGGCTGTGCCAGGAATGCCGCCAGATACTGCTGTGGGATCGTTTGAAGCAAAGGTCGCACTTGACGCAACCTGTGCTGATGAGATTCCAAGTATTGCCATCAGCTTCTGCTGTTCAATAGCAATCTTGTCTAGCAATGCTCTGATAGAAGCAAGGATGGCTTGACGGAATGCTTCCATTGCATCTGCTGCTGCATCTGTCTTTTTAATCTGTCCAGCAAGAGCTGCGTTCTGATCGTGGATAGCGATGAGAGATAGCAGGCGCATCTTTGTTTCCCCATCAGTTGCCTGATTCATGGCTGAGAATAACCCAATGCGCTCGACATCAAACTTCTTCTCTAGTTCTTGAAGGGCTAACTGGTCGCCTGTAAGGGTAAGTTTGCGAGCAGTATTGTCATTATCAATCTTAGAAAGATTGTTTTTAGTCTTCTGAAGCCTGATTGCATCGGCATTGGCTTTGTCAATGGCTTTGCGTTGTCCAGGAGATTGCGCTGGATTACCTGCTCTGCGAGCCTTTTCGGATGCACCGAATGCGCTAGCCTTTTCAAAGACTCCACCTTGACCAAAGAACCCACCAAGTCCAGGCACTAGGTTGATTAAATTAAATCCACCTGGTTCAACAACGCCTTTGACTTTGCTTATTAAACTTGAAAGACCATAGATAACATTGCCAATTTCTGTTGCTAAATCTTCCATTTGCCCTGTTGCCTTTGTGATTCCACCAGGGCCTGAAAGTAATGCAAGTGAATCAAGTAAATCTTTACCAATAATCTCTTTAGCATTGGCTGATGCAACTGCTAGGCGATCCATAGAACCTGCATAGCCTTCGGCAGCAGCTAATGCCTGGCCGCTAAATTTATCTGTTAGTGCCTGAGTAATAACATTCATATCACCAGATGCGAGAGTGGCTTTAGATAAGCCTGCACCTAATCTGCTAAGAGCTGTGGTCTGACCACCATAAGCCTTTGCAAGTGCCATAGACACCGCGCCTAAGTCTTTTCCAGTACCTGCTGCAATGTCTAGTGCAAGGGCTAAGCCATCCTGTGACTTCTTAACATCGCCTGTGGCTGTAAGTAAAGTTCTAAATGCTGGACGAAGATTGTCATCAAGGACACCAGTTGTGCGCTGTAAGTCTGCAATGAACTTTTCTACCTCGATGGAAGCAAAGGCATTGCCGGTATTTGCTAGTGCTAGTGCTAGGGATCGTGCAGCCTTCTCATCTGCTGCAAATGCTTTAGCGGCAGTCTTGCCAAATGAAATTAGTTTAGTCGCAGCAAAGACTCCAAGTAATTGCTTGCCTAATTTAGCAACGGACTTTTCTAACTTTTGTGATGCTGTTTCTGCCTGCTTAAATGCTTTGTTGCCTGTGTATTCGGCTGCAATATCTATAACGACTTTAGCCATTAGCGATTGCCTACCATTCTGTTAAAAGTCTTGCCAGCGTTTTCAATTGCTCTAACAACCGCAAGTGTGGCTTTTCCTTTGTCGTTTTCCCAGGCAGCATAAAGAGCGCGACCTTGATCTCTACCTTTGCCATTCATTGCAGGAAAGGACTCAGCAAAATTAGGACGAGATCTTGGCTTTGTGCCTGGTGCATTACGGCCTGCTATTTCGTATATTGCACCAGCACCTGAAAGGTTGCGAAGTTGTGCTAATGCTCTAAATCCTCTGGGATTAGGTTTTGATGGTGTTGTCTTGTAGCCAATGCCGCGCCTCATAATTGGCGCATTAAACACAGGGAACTTGCCGCCTTCTCTAGCCCAATTACTCAAAGGCGATTGTGAGGGAATAAATCCTCTAGCTTCTTTTACAACTGGCTTAAGATAACTGGCAATTTCTTTCTGAGTTTCTTTGCCTAGTTCTGGAGCAAAATTACGCAATGCCTTACGGAGTTCAATGCCGCCCTTTACGCTTACTGGCATCTCTTATCTCCTTCGCTTCATCCTGTAAAACCTTGATTAAGTTCTTAAGCATTACATCATCTAGCTCTAATAATTGTTGTGGCGCGATCCCGAGTCTGACACTTAATTTAGCAATCAGATAGGTGATCGAGTCGCGCCCTAAGCCAAAGGGTCATCATCTAAGACCTCGACTGTTGTCAAGGTTTCAATGAATTGCTCTCCGAATGGCTTAACAGTTTCACCCGAACGGCGGATACATTCCCAGGCAAGCCAGAAGATGTCGCTTTGCTTCTGATCTTCGATGAACGCTTTGTGAAAGCCCTTCTTAGCGTAAATCTCAAAACCATACTGCACTAACGGAGTGATTGGGTATTCGCCAACTGATCCATCTGCCCTTGTTACTTTTAACTTTGCCATGCTTTGCCCCTTTGTTTAGTTGTTTAGAAAGTGCCTGTTGTGGCTACTGCAACTGTTGAGTTAGCAGTAAATGTGATTGATTGT